CAGTAGCCAGACTTGCTTGGATTGAGAGAGTATCCGACACAGGACTTACAGCAGCAGTTGTAGCCATCATCGGATTACTAATTAGCACGATAGGAAAATAATGAGCTGGTACCCAAAGGTTGCAGGAATACAAGACAACGGATTCGGTGGCTCTCGCAATGGGCAAGCCATCAACGGAGTAGTGATTCACCATGTCGCAGGAACTAACGGACTGAACTATGTTGCTAACAAGAACCCACGCAACTCTCACCCTACCTATCACATCTCCAACTCAGGTGCAGTAACAGGAATCGTAAACCCTGAGCGCAGACCTTACTCAACAGGTGGACAGCCTGACCCTAGTGCTGTGACCTTTGAGATTGACAACTCATCTGTCGGTGGAGATTGGCCTGTGTCATCTGCTGCTATCGAGGCTTTGATAGATGTCATCATCTTTCATGCAAGCATCTCGCCAAGAGCTAACCGAGGCTTTGCTAAGAACATCAAGACTCAGGTACAGAGCGAGTTCTTTATCGCTTGGCACCAGCAGTATTCAGCTACCGCTTGCCCAGGGCCATTTGTAATTTCACAGCTTGACTACATCGTTGCCGAGTGCAACAAGAGAGCATCTCAGGCAGTCGCACCTGTCGCACCGGTTATCCCAAGCCCACCACCAGCCAGCAACAAGCCAAGACTTATTAGATTCTTGAAGCGTGGATCAACAGGCTCAAATGTCAAGTACCTTCAAAGCGTTCTAGGTATCAAGGCTGACGGCATCTTTGGCCCTATCACCGATGCCAGAGTCAGGCAGTTCCAGCGTGAGCAGGGCATCAGGGTAGATGGCGTTGTTGGCTGGGTTACTTGGGGCAGACTTCCATAGGTATTGCCCTATAAAGCCCTGTAAGCCTCATAGACGGCCTTTGGGCTTTGGCAAGGGAATCACTTAGGCTAAGACCTGCCAAGCCCTCTACGAGCCTCACAGCCCCTCAATTTCTGGCTGGATAGCGTTTATTCGGTTGGGTAAACTGATAGGACAAGATGAAAGGCTACAAATGCTAAACCCAACACCTGAAACTCGTAAATGGATTTACGGAGTTATTGCCGCAATCGTTCCACTATTGGTTGCTATCGGTATCTTGTCTGAGGAACTTGCCTCACCGCTACTGAATGTCTTTGCCGCAATCTTGACTGTTACAGGATCGGCTCTTGCTATCCGTAATGTGCCAAGCAACGAGGACTAAGCTCTTAGCTTCTGTCGTTCCTCAGCAGTAGTTCCACCCCAGATGCCTTGCATCCCTGCCGATAACGCATAGTCAAGACACCTCAGCCTTACAGGGCAATCAGCGCAGACTTCTTTTGCTACCTGCACCATTGACTTTCGAGTTGCTGGGTCATGCTCATCCTCTGGGAAAAAGACCTCTGGAACTTGACTACAATCAACGCCGTCATTGTTTCTTATTGCTTCTTGCAACTCAATATATTTGCGTTCAATCTGGCGTAATGTCATAGGCTCACATTAGAGTAAAGACACACTAAATAGCAAAGCCACGCCGAGAGAGTTAGCGTGGCCTTGCGACAAGGAAAAGAGAGGGAAACCTTGCCAGTAAATAAATTACCAGCCGAAACTAACGAGTTATTTGATGCAGTCCTACTCGGTCACTTTGCCAACGGCAGTCAAGAGTGGCGCGATTTACGCAACGAACCAGGTGCTGTCGGTGGCTCAGACATCGCAGCTATCACCGGGCTAAGTGCTTGGGAATCAGCAATTACCAAGTGGGCAAAAAAGACAGGACAGATTCCTGACGAGGTAACACCCAACATGAGTATGAAGCTTGGTACAAAACTTGAAGCACCGATACTCGACTTGTTTGCTGACGAACATCCTGAACTAGAAATCTACGAAACAGGAACTTGGGCAAATAAAGAAAACCCTTGGGCTAGGTCTAACCCTGATGGACTTTACAAAACCGCTGATGGTGAGTGGGGGATTGTCGAGGTCAAGTTCTCTAGAGATTACTGGTCAGGTGTTCCACAGGCTTACCGAGCGCAGGTGCTTTGGTACATGAGAGTATTCGGTATAAAGCAAGCTAAGTTAGTTGCACTCGCAGGGTCGAGCTACATGGAGTTTGACATCGAGTGGGATGAGTTTGAGGCTGAAACACTTTGGGACTCGGCTGTTAGATTCCGTCAGGCTTGCCTAGATATGAAAATGCCTTACTGGGATGGGAGCAACTCGACACTAGAAACAGTCAGAGCCTTATCGCCTGGTATCTCAGACAGCGAGGTTGACCTTGATGACTTGGGGATGCACTACATCAACTCGGTCACAGACGCTGAGAAGGCTAACGCCAAAATGACAGAGCTAAAGGCTAGAGTTATACAAGCAATGGATGGGGCAAAGCGAGGTCTAATCTACGGAGAGCATCTGCTTAGCCTTAGATCAAGAGCTGGTGGCGCACCTTACTTGCACCACGAGAAGGGAAAGTAAATGCCACAGTTCAACCTAAATGATTATGAGCCGGTAGAGCAACGCATCAAGCGTTTCTACAAGGATTACAAAGACGGCAGGATAATCACCGACAACATCACCACAGCACAAGACCGACAGGCTGGCACTTGGGTCACTAAGAGCTACATCTACCTAACAGCCGAGGATCAAGAAAAGAACTTACCAAAGGCAACAGGTCTAGCGTTCGAGGTGGACTCTAACAAAGGGCCACAAGCGACATCCGCACTAGAGGTCTGTGAAACCAGCAGCATTGGTAGAGCATTAGCCAACGCAAACTATTCAGGCAACAAGAGAGCCAGCCGAGAGGAAATGGAAAAGGTTGCCAGAGATGCAAGACCAAAGGCAACAGCTAAAGATTGGCTGGCAATGTCCGAAGCGTTAGGGAGTGACATCGAGGGTTTACGATTGTTATACAGCGAAGCCAAAACAGGTGGAGCATCAACCGCAACTCTCGACAAGATCAAGGCAATAGCTAATGGACTCACAGGCAAAGAGGATTCTGATAGCCTCAATTCTTGAAACTCAAGAGTGCCTACAAGAACAATTTATGCTGAATGAGTTTGACCTAGTAAGCAACATTTGGCAAGTACAAAGAGAGAGGGCAACAAGACTAAAAAATGGAAATTATTACACCAGGCCACATAGTCGAGGAACTACAAAGGCTGACGAGAGAGATGGACAAGGGAGCTAATGCTCTCTACGATGCTGAGTGCAAGCTGGCAGATGCAGACTCGGCGTATGACAGGGCTATCTCACTAGCCTTCATCAACAACTCTGGGACTGTGGCAGACCGGCAAGCTGTGGCTAAGTTGCAGGCAGTAGAGGAAAAGCTCAAGGCTGACCTAGCAAGGGCTGAATACAACCGCATCAAAACCAAGATGAAAACCCTGTCAGACCAAGCAACCATGATGGCTGTAATGAGCAAGAATGTCGAACTCCAATGGCGGCACGCCTAGCTGGTAGCCTTATCGAGTGATAGCGGAAACCTGCTCATGTGGGGCAAAATTCAAGACAGACGAACCTAAGCCAGCCACGCTTGTTCGAGAGTGGCGGCGTAATCACACCTGTCAAACCGACAACACCGACAACACCGACATCGTTGAAGCTGTCAATGGTGGCGTGTCTGAAACCACAATCGCTTTGGGCTTTCAACCTGGAGAGATGCCAGCCAAGATTTACGATCCGTTCGATGACTAAAAAACAATTCCAGAAATACTTAGAGCGTGACTTGGGCTGTTGGCATTGTGGCTCCCAAGGCGATGACCTTATTCCTCATCATCGGCAGAATCGGGGCATGGGTGGCAGCTCAGCTAGAGATGTCCCAAGCAACATCGTTCCGTTATGTGCCGATGCTAACTCAAGGCTAGAGTCCAACGCCGAGTTCGCCGAGCTAGGTCGCAAGTTGGGCTGGAAACTAAGAAACCATGAGAACCCACTCGAAGTGCCTATCTTTGGGCATGGTGGCTGGTGGCTACTCAACGATGACTTTACAAAAGACCTGCTGGAAAGTGACCCTGAATACTTTTAAGGTGCTACTGTAAAGACATAACAGAATAAAAGATGCCCCCTAGAAGGTGAACTCCTAGAGGGCGTTGATAACCAACAATCGAGCTGTTGGCATCTAGATAAGTCTAATGCCAACCTTTACAAAAGGAAGGCATTTTATGCTTAACTGGACAAATAAAACATTGGCAGAGATTCTGCCTTACTACGCTAACAACATCTTTATGGCTGAGATGGACTACAAGGCTCAAGGTCTTGATGCCGGTGACTGGGCAATGCTCGTCAAGGAAGCGTTCGAGTCAAAAGTAATCTCACCGACTGTGATGATGGTCATGCTCGACAGGGCAAGCGTTCAATGAGCATAGAAGCTGTATCGCTCGTACTAAACCAATCCAAAGCAACTGGCAGGGCAAAGCTAGTGCTGCTTGGAATAGCTAATCATCTTGGAGATCAAGGTGCTTGGCCTTCGATAAGCACACTAGCCAGGTATGCCAATGCATCAGAGCGTTCGGTCAAGCGTGACATACAAGAACTTGTTGACCTCGGTGAGCTAAAAGTC